ACGTCGGTGGAATATTCCATGTTAATTTTCCCGTTTCATCATCTATACGAGAAAATCTAAGTGTTATTTCTTGCCCCTCTTCTTTTATTCTATTTGGTTTGTCGGCAAAAGAATCGTAAATTGACATATATTATTTCACTTTAATGTGATAGTATTTATTAAAAGTTTTTATTGTTCTCCTATAACATTACCCTTATACTCTAGTCCATCAAGTTTTCCATTAAAAACAGAATACTTTTGAATATCCGACATAACATTGGTTAGAATTAATTCTAATAATAAAAGAAATGTGCTTGTATTTTCAATAGCATTTCGGTTTCCCATTTCTCTTATTTTTCTTATGTAAAAATAAATTTGTTGAATATATGGAGAATACCATAGTAAAAATCTTTCAATTGCTTCAGGAGGAATATTTTCTACAATGGCACGTTCTTTAAATATTTCAACCACCTTTATAATTTCTTTATTCAAAGCTCTTGTCCATTGATCTTTATCCCAATTAGGGTCAACAACTTTTATAAAATTAGCCATGCTGTCATAATAACATTTAAAAAGTAAAACCAATATATCTCGAAATAATTCAGAGCGAACATGATCTTTAGAAAAATCTTCTGTTAATATATCCACATTCATTTTAAAATGAATATTTGAAAAAAATTCTTGATTTTTTAAATCATTCTTTCTTTTCTCAACGAATTCACCCCTTTCATTTATATCCTCGTTTCTTTCTTTCCGTAATTTTCGAGAAAAAAAGTAACTCAGATACTTATCATAAAGTCCATATAGAATTGCAGCACCCAAAAGTATAAAAGCAGTGTCAGTTCCATACTTTTCGACCCAACCCAAAATCTCTGAAAGCATTAAAAAATAACCATTTTATGCCTATTATTTATTCTTGTGGGTCTAAATCATGACATAAATGGCAAGTTTTCAATAAAAGCGATCACATTTTTGAGAGGATAATTCCGAAATGATTTATAAAGTTCAATATATATCGAATTTTTGAAAATCTCTGAACATGGAAATAAATCTGAATATAAACTCATTCTTTGATTTAACTTCCTGCATACTTTTTTATTAAATGTTAAATGTTCTTTTTGTAAAGCATAAAGTTCTTTAAGTAAGATATTTAAATGTGAACACGTATAACCTTCTCCACATAAAGAATCTAACTTTTCAGCCATTTGTTGATGTTCTTTCTTTCCATAGGGTGTTTCGGTTTTTATTTTAGGACTGATCAACATCTTCAATCTCTCTTGTATTTGATAAAACCCATTTTAACAACTTATTACTGCCCCAACAAGGATAATATGTTTCACTACCATCTTCAGTGACCACAACAAAATTTCTAGCCGTGGGATAATACAAATCCTCATATTCCCATAAAATCTTTATTCTATCCTTGGGTTTAAAACTGATATAAAACTTTTCCTCATCTTCAAAAGATTCTTTTAAAGGAACTTTTTTGTATGCTTTCAACTCATATAAAGAATATATGCGTGGAGTATCTTCAACTTTTTCTAATAGCTTTTGTTTAGATTGATAATACTCAGAAAAAGATAACTTCTTAATATCTTTCAAAACAGCTTCCCATTTCTATTACCTTAATATTTATAATCTTGAAAATGGAGTTTTGAAATTAGGAATAAAATTTTCTCATATTTGTTCATCTACACCTAGGTCAATAATTACAGAATTGTTTTTATAAACTCCCCCAATTCCCCACTCTTTCTAAATCTGCTACTACCGGCTCCAACTTTCTCAGCCATCTTTTTAGCATATGCTATTCTATCTTTAAAAGTACCACCGGGACCAAACTTCTTTTTTATCCCAATCATCAGGGAGGGGTGCTTCACATAAATCTATTAATTTAATTTCGGTTTTTATGAATTGTATGTTATTATTTATAAAACAATAACCAACATCCCGTGAATGAAAAACAAACCACATAGTACCCAGAATGCAATCTGCCATTTATTGAATTTTGGTTGTTTAGCTGTATTACACTTAGCTTGCACAGTTTTGATATCCTGTTTATTCTTACTAATGCTTCCCCCTCTGTGGAAAGTAACCCCCTTATAATGAATTTTGTCCTGTTTATGTCCCACGGGATAACCATCATCGCCTATTATCAAATTATTTGCCAACAATTTGGAAACTTCATCACCGCTTATTCCCCGACTATGCAAAAACTCTAATGCCTTTTCATTATGTGTACATTTATAAACTTTTTGTACCATGATTAATCATCCTATATCATTGTATGTGGATATTCTTTCCTGAAACCTTCTAAAGAATAATACGATGGAGTTCCCCTGTATATTCCCCTCTCGTCTTTCTGAGGATATTCGTAGCCTTTATCTCCCCATATTTTAGCATGTGGATAATAACGAACGACTTTTTCTAACCAACGACAACCACCGTCCTCCACACGCACTTTTTTAAAGGTAAAAATTACATGTGGATTCACAAGTTTTTCAAGTTCTTCTTCTTTAGTCGGACAATTCAGTTTCATACTTTCACCTTAACATATTTTATTGTACCACAATCCCATATTCTATCATATCCCATTTTAAGCATATTATTATACTCTGTCAAGTCTGGATCATATTCATTTGGAAATCTTTCCCTCAAAGAATCTTTACGATACCCCCATCTATGTTTTCTCACACCATCAATAACGTAGTGATAACTTGGAGAATTTATGACTGTCTTTTCAAAACCCAAAACATCATAAAGGTTACCATCTGACCATCTTCGATCAGCATAAGAAAATACTTCTACCCAATCATATTTATTCTCAAAATACTTTAACAACTTTGACGCAATGCCGGGAATCCTTAAGTGATTAACGGTTGCAAACCTAGCTAACTCATATATACCATCACCCCTATCTTTCTTATTCATCAAAACCCGTGGTTTAGAAAATGTCATTACTGCCCCAAGATACTCTTCACCATCCTCTTCAAAGAATGCCCCGAGATTAATTTGACTAACAGATGTACCCTGTATATGATTATCTTTTAAAAATACATTTTTCTCAGCATTACCAATTTCCTTAATAGTAGCTTTCCTAGCATGTACTCGCATCCTCGTATTGTTTCCCATATAGTGGAGTATTTTGGATAAGACAAGTTGTTTGTTAGTCTTCCATTCATCTTCAAATATAATAATAAGCTTTATATCCAATGAATCAAAGTATGCCTTCATTTCTTTGAAATAGTTTTTAGCCCCAATTATTTGTTCTGTATTAGTCTTAAGATCAGCAAAGTAAATTCCAAAGTTGTTTTCTTCTGAATATAATGTAAGCATATACTTACCAAAATCTTTATATGCCTCAAATCCCTGTTGCGTAGTGAATGTTTGTATATCATTTAAGAAATCTTGTGAACTGGTTTCAACATACGGTAAGAAGGGATCAGGAACATTCAAAGATGAACGTTTCCACTTTTGATTATTATCTTTCCATTTAACCATTCGAAGATTTCTGTAATCTGCACAGACCTCAGCGGGAACGCCTAGATCAAATGAATTTCTTACTGATATAATATGATCAAGATGATAACCTTCTCCACCACTTAATACTCTCTGAAACTTGTTTGGATTAATTTTATTTTTATACTTTCTATAAGATTCACGAGTCAGTTTATATACCTTTAACTTATATGCGTCAAATCCCTTTTTGAGATGATATGATTCTTCATGACGCTGTTCGTTTATGTCTTGGAAATATTGTCGTTTTCGTTCTGTATTACATTTTGGACAATTTGTTGTTTGATTTTTTAAATTTTCCCACCTAGCCATGAATATATGACCACAGTTTTTATTTTTTACTTTTAACTTTTTACCAACCTTTAAATCTTCAATACTAAATTTAGATAATATCTCAAACTTTTTCGTTATATTATCTATATACTTTTTTCTGTTATCTTCATACCTACTCACATGAGTACAGGTTTTGCAACCACTTATACCATGCTTTCTATAATTATTGACTTTCCCTTTTACTATAGCTTCAAATATAGTACCACACAACAGACACTCAATTTTTTGTTTTCTATTTGATGGGAGTTCTTTGTTTAGTGGTTTAAGTTTTATGTTTTCTATTAAATTTCGATAATATTCGTGTTTCATATTGTTTGCTATAAGTCTAAACTAACATTGTACAACCTATTTATAATAATTGCAAGCCATAATATATAGCAGTGTTTCTTTTTTGATTTTAAAAAAGCCCCGTAGGACGGGGCTTTCAGAGGGTTTTGGGTTAAACTTAAATAAAGTCTAAGTTCTCAACCCCAATTTTACCGTAGTAGTCCGCTGAATTTCCGAGCGATGTTGTAGGATCAGTTAGCGCAACCTTACCGTAACGTGTCATTAGACTCATTACAGGCTGGTATGTAACTGGGTTAACAACAACACCTGAACCCATTAGTGGGATGTAAGGAGCGTACCAGTAACCACAGTCGGTTTCACCGTTACCACCCTTATAACCTACTAGGATAGTGTCATCACCGAATCCAGCACCTGCTGAACCTGCACCTAGTGACTGTGCCTGATTCCATAGGTAGCTGTAGACCTTGATCTGACCGTTTAGAGTACCAACTAGCTGAGTGTTGTTTGGACCCTTGAAGCTTCCTTCTACGGCTGGAGCAAAGACGGACTTCGCAGCAGACTGTAGAACAGAAACGATCATTGGCGAAACAACAATAAAGTTACCAGCGCCACGACGAGTCTTACGACCGATCTCATTAGCAACTTCGTTGATACGTACACCTAGGTTAGCAAAACGGTCACCGGCAAAGGCTGGTGCGTATGCTGTACCAGAAGTGTCAGCGTAGTTAAATGTTCTAGCTGTACCAGCTAGAGCTAGAAGGTCAGCAATGATTTCAGCGTCAATTTCCTGAACAATTTCAGCCGATAGAGCCTTAGTTAGTTCAGATTCAACGTCGATACCGTGCTGGCTATCCATGTCCTGCATGGCTTCCATCGTCCAACCTGCCTGTAGCTTTCTAGTGCGAGCTTCAACAGACTGGTTAACGATTTCTAGCGTCATCTTACGACCACCAGAACCTTCTAGGAAGGAACCTGAACCACCCTGTAGTGAACCACCAACTGGATCACCGTATAGAGTAGTACCAGTGTCATAAGTTGTTGCATCTTCACTTGAAGGCCAGCCTTGACCATCAGAAAGTGAAGTTCCGTCAATATCTGGTTCAGCAGCATTTGGGTTAGCGATACCAGAAGCACCTGCGTCTTCAGCACCACCAGTTGTGTTACCGGCATAGAACTGACGAATTGGCTTTTCGTTACCGAATGCCTCATCACCAGCGTCGATGTCGAAACCACCAAATGGCGAGCGGCTTGGATCATGGTCCATATCTTCTTCATACTTGTAACGTAGCGTATAAACTAGCGATACAGGACCGCTCATTGGCTGAACACCAACAATTTCACTACCGATTGTGCCGGGAATAATACGGCGAATCATTGGTAGCAAGGTCTTACGGAAGTTAGCAACGTCATGGGCCTGTACGGAACCATCGGCTGCTGTTTCGTTAAGCATATGCTTTCTTTGGTTTTCTAGAAGAGGACCGACAATCTCTTTCTGAGAAGGCGTTAACCCATCAGTAAGGATGCCTTTGGTCTCATTCCAGTTTTCTACTAGTGCTTGTCTTTCCATTTTTCAATCTCCTTTTTATTATTTTTATTATTGAATTAATGTTTAATTAATTTGCACCTATTAACTGATACCACTTAGTTGACGTAAACGATTCTTCCAGTCTTCATTAAGCTGACTTGTTGATTTTGAATCATCAGATTCATCATGCGTTTCAGTTACCGTTTCACGGTCACCTGTAGCAACAGTCAGTTCTTCATTTTCTGAAAGATTTTCATTTTCGCCACTGTTGGCATTTTCACCTTCGGCAAGTACTGAATTATCCTTCTCCGAATCTCTTGTGGCAGAAGTTTCTTCATTGAGAACTTTGCCAATATAACGACGGTAACCTTCTTCTAGTTTGTCCGTTGGGACACCTTCCAAGATTGCCGCCATCACTTCTCTTTTATGACCAGATAGACTTTCAAGAACTTCTTCCATCTTCTGGTCACGCTTATGAGCGTTTAATTCTTCTTGAATATTTCTTAGCTGTTCGTTAGCTTCTTCTATTTTACGTTCCTTCGCGGCTAACTCTTCTTCAAGATTATCTTCATCAGTGAACATTTTTCGATATTCTTCACCAAGTGTTTCAAGAATCTTACGTCCATAATTTTCTTTACGGACTTCTTCAATCGAATCACTGAATTCTTCGAGTTCAGCACTTAAACGCTGATCAACATATGCATCTAAACCTTCAAGCAATTTGGCCATATCATTTTTAACAGATTCTGCCATTTGTTCACGATGCTCTTGTAGTTTTTCTGCATATTCAACTTCTAGATCACGAAAACGTTCAATGTCTTCTTTTAATTCTTCCAATTCACTTTCAAGAGCTTTTGTAATTGCTGTATCAGCCGCTTCAATAAGGTCTTCCTTATCCTTTGCGTATTTTTCAGCTAGCTCTGTTCTGACTTCTTCTTCAATTTTTTCACGAGTCTGTGCCTCAAACTCTTCTTGCTTTTCAGCAATCTTCGTTTGAAGTTCAGATTTAGTGTCTTCATTAAGAAGTTCATTTTCTACTAATTTCTGTAGCAATTCATCCATTTTATAATCTCCTAATTTTTTGCAAAAAATAAATTAATGAAATTCGTATTTTATTTATGGTATATGTAAAAAAACATTTAAAAGTATACAATAAAACTCTATAAGTTATTGATTTTATTGATTTTTATTTTTTAAATAATTTTTAAAAATTTGATAAACTGGAATGGAAGTATTTTTAAAATACTAGGTTTTTCAATATCTTAAGTAAGAGTCTTGATTATTATTGAGAATATAAAAAAACCCGCAAATGCGGGTTTTAATATCCTTGAGTTGTTTTAAACCATTTTCCTTTCAATTCAAAATTGATTTTATTTACGCTATTTTTTTTATATTTTCCTTTTCCACATTTACATGTTTCATTAAATTTTTCGGAGTCTTTATAGGACATGATTTTTTCTATTTTTTGTCCACACTGATCACAAGAAAAATCGAAAATTGGCATATTATTCTTCTTCCTTTTTGATGTTTTTAACTAATCTTGCTCTATGGTTATTTACAAACATATTATACCAATATCCAGTATCAATTCCGTAAGGAAGCCATTTAACAGACATGCCATTATACATTTGTTTTTTATATGCAGGGTTATACAATGTATCATAATCTCTGATTATATTTTTATTAAGTAAAATTCTTCCACTAGAATCGAATACTTGTAAAAAATCACCGTCTTCTATTTCTCTCATTCTATTAATTGTTTGATCTGGATTAATAACAACCCAATCTACCAATTCAGAACGAAAAGTTTTTTTATCTTTAATTATATCGAGATCGAGTTTCCCAAAAAATTCTTCTTGTTGCATTTTAAAATTACCTCATGGTATTATATGACGATATTTAGATGTAAATTTTAAAAGCGAAAAAAAGCCCCCTACAAAGAGGGGGCGAATGGTGTTACTTCTTATTATTATTATTTTCACTAACTATTTATCAACGTGTACTTTGTTTTTCCACAATCATATATTCTAAACACATTATGTTCTAAACAATTCCAATGTTCAGACTTGTCAGGATTATAACTAGTAAAAAAATTCCTAATTTTTTTGTGTCTAAAATTGAATTTATGGAATCTTTTATTGTTAAATATATAATAATAATCTGGTTTTAATTCTTTAGTTTTTTCAAAACCATTATTTTCATATAATGTTCCATCACTCCAACGTTTATCGGCAAAAGTTTCGATTCTATCAAATTCGTAATTATTTTTTACAAAAGTTAATAATTTAGAGAATGCACCCGGAACGTTGTTTTTTGTAGAAAATCTATTCAATAATAAAGTATTTTTATTTCTAATAAATCCAATACAAGCGACTAATTCATTATGAAAATATAATCCAACATTTATAGAACTAGGTCCATTTCCTTGTATGTGTGTTTCATTAAAAAATGATTTTTTATCTTTTGTTACAACCTCTTTAATTTCACATTTTCTAGCATATATTTTATCATTGATTTTATTCAAATGATATTTTATGGTTGATTTTATTATTTCTTCTTTTTCACGCCACTCATCTTCAAATATGGTAAGAAGTTTATATCCAACATCCTTACAAAATTCTGTTTTATTTTTATGATAATCTTTACTTTTATGTAATTCATTGTGCCAATAAAGTCCACAATATTCTATTGCGATTTTTTCTGAAGGAATAACAATATCTAACTCATAAGGAGGGATAAGATTTCTATCATTTTCTAAAACCATTACGTTTAATGATTTAATATAATCAGCTAATTGTTTTTCAAAAAAGCTTGAACTGTAATTATAATTAGGTTGTAATCCAAGACGATACATTGCTTTATTAACAGTAGCATTGTTAACGCCTAATATATGAGCGATTTCAACACAATTTTTACCTTCTTCATAGTTCATTTTTTCTAGCCATTCTTTATCTTTCAGTTTATTCAACGCAGTTTCACTTAAATGGCTCTGAAAATGGTAATCAACACCATACTTATTTCTATTGGTTTTTTTAATTTTATTGTGATCTTTTAAAGGATTATCAACCCCATATCTTTTTAGGTTTGTTCTTCTTGTCTTTTCTTTTGTAGTAAGCTCTTTGTAATTTTCTCCGTATTTCTCTATATTTTTTTCATGGTTTCTTTTTTCGGCTAATATTTTCTTACTTTTATTGTAGCATTTAGTTGAACAATATTCGGCATAGTCTGAATAAGATGCAAACCATTTAGTTTTATTATTACATTCAGGACATTTACAAACGGGGCGTGAGAATATAGAATTGCGTAAATGCCATATCCTTTGAGAAGTAGTGGCATTTAAGGGAAGAAAACTTGTTACTTCTAATAGCTTTTCATATTCTTTAGGATATTTTATTTTAACATTAGAAGTTTTTCTTTTTGGAGGATATTCATCCACTAAAACTTGTAAATCTATTTCATTCATAAAAAAGCCCTTTAAAGTATTATACGATAAAGGGCTTATGCATGTCAATTTTATTTATTTTTTACATTTTATTGAAAACGTTTTCTACAAATTTTGTTATTTCTTTTTTGAAATATTTTTGTGCAGCATCATCGTGCTGTAAGCTTTCTGCCAGAGATAATACTTCGTTTCCGATCTTGCTATCCTGTAGCCCTTCATACACAGGTTTTGGAAAAGCTCCCGGTGCAGATGGTGTTGCAACTAAATCCGCAGTAACAAAAACATATCCACTAACGCTACCGTCAGATTCATTAACTTGACCTGCGCCCCGACTGGAAATTCCATATCTAACCCCGGATTTTCCAAGTTCTTCTGCAATTTGACCCATCGGAGTGCTCAAGAGTTGTGCTTTACCATAAACATTATTCCCATCAATATATAACTCTTTAATAGCATGTGAAATTCTATCCATGTTAATGGTTAACTCTTTTGGATGGTCGAGTTCTCCAAAAATGCCACCATTTTCTTTAATAGTAACACGGGCATTGTTAATAGCATTTGTCATTTCTGATATTGGATAAACTCTATTATTACGATTTTTAACATCTGCTTGCATGAAAATACCACTTAGCCACATAGACTTACCGTTATCATTGCCTTCACAAATGATATTAGCTGTGGATGGTTCTACATGCTCAATTAGAGTTTCAGTTTTCATTATTTACTTACCCTTTTTACCTGCTTTAACCTTATCTTTACCAGATTTTGGATCATCGTGTCCATGTTCACTGGTGTCAATATCAGTTTTATGTTCTTTATTCTTCAATTCCTTTTCTTTATCAGGTGGGTTGCTTCCTTCGGAACCTGAAACATCTTGGCCTTTAATGCCTGATTCATCATCATGTCCATGATCTCTATACTCAGGCTCGCCACCTTCATGTTTCGTTAATTCTTTCTCTTTATCAGGTGGGTTATCACCAGATGATTCTTTGGCATCTTTCCCTACTGGTGTTTTCCCTGATGGATCATCGTGTCCATGTTCATCAGTCTCTGGTTCTCCACCTTTATGTTTACTTAGTTCATGTGTAACATAATAACCAACTTTAGAATCGGTATCGTGTGGTCTATTATGGACTTTAGCTAAACGATCATCTTTTCGCTTTTCTGCTGTTTTCTTATCTTCATTAAGATTCTCGTTGATTCCCGTGAGGTAGCCGATCATTTCTTCATCATTCTCAAATGATTTTTTATTGCCTTCCGTGTCGGTGAATTCAATTTTATCACCTTCTGCGGTAAAGGTTCCGAGTTTCTTATTACCCATAAGAACATCATCACCTTTAATTCTTATATCTTCTTCAGCTAGTCCTAAAATTGTTTTAGAACTTCTTGAGATAATATCAGATAGCAATGAATCAGCTTCTTTACCTTCTGTTAAATTATCGAAAACTTGAGATAGTAATTTTTTATTATTCATAATATCTTAACCTTTTATTAAATTCCAGATTTATTTATAT